TTAAAGAGTTTCTAATGCGTCAATGATTCTCCTTGATTCTCTTGCGATAATTGAGGTGTCCTGATCCTTAAACAATTCAATGTAAGCATTGTATAAAACCTTGCAATTGATTGTAAAATCTTCAATTTTATTGATATTTTCGTCTGTTAAATTTGTTAAAGTGTTGTAATTTTTCCTGAAGCCATAATCATAAACGAGTTTTTTTCCTAATGCACGGAGTTTTAATTCAACAGTTTTAATAAGTTTTCCATCTTCCTTAAACATGATGCTTTTTGCAAACGCAATTATAGAAACTTCTTTATTTTTCAAATCTTCAATGGTTTTGATATGAAAATCAATATCAATATTAAAATTGATAAGATTGTCAGAAAAAGATTTAATTTTTTCCGGAAGGGTTGCTTTATAATGTTTATTACTGAAACTTGTCAGAATTGTATAAGAAATAGGATTTCCTTCTTCATCAGCCTTTACAAGACCAATATTCATTGACAATGCTTTAGATTTGTCAGTTGAATTGACAATACTGATCATTTTCTGATATTTTTCATTATCAATGAAGAGTTCATCACCTACGAGACGAAGTTCCTGAACACCACTTGCAACCTTGAGAGAATATTTTTCAGGTGTGAAATATTTTGTGATTTCAGATAAAATTGATTTGCAGAAATTTGTAAAATCAAAGTTGTAGTAAATTTTAGATATCTCTACCCTGCAAATTTCTCTACTATCATAAGTTGTAGTTAAGAATCCATCTTCGACTTTGTTTTCGAATTTGTTAAGATCCTCATTAACCTTAATGGAATCAAAAATTTTCGTTACTGCGAACACACGGTTTGGAAGATAAAATCTGTTTCTCATATTGGTGATTTTTAAGTGAATAATTATAATGCAAAGATAGACCTTTTTTCTGAAATAAAAAAATAAATCATTATATCTTGCATGATTTTTGACTTTTTTTCAAAATTTGATATTAATATATAAAATGAGATTTTTTAGTAAAAAAAATTAATATATAAGATATAAAAAATAATTTTAAATTATGCCAATCAAAGACAAAGACTTCGGAAAATACAAAAGACCAGACATCTTCATTGAAGAGATTGATAATGCAATTACAGAACTTCCTGTACAGAATGTTCTTATAAATTTAGTACCTGGTTTTTCTAAAAAAGGTCCTTTTAATGCACCAATATACATGACTAATCCAAATGATTTCACTGCAATTTTTGGTGATGATGATCGAAGATTAGAAAATAAAGGTTCATTTTTTCATAAAACTGTAAAACAAATGTTAAAAAATGGACCAGTTTGGGCATTGAATTTATTAGCAACCAATCCAAATCGTGATAAGGTAGACTGGCAGAGTATTTCAGTATCTTCACAATATCAAAATAGTTCTGTTAACAGAGCAGCTTATGAATCTTTCTATAACAGACAAGATTTTTGGGAACGAGATACTGATGCTTTTTTAAATGTCGTTAAAGCTAATAATTCTGGTGTTCAAGATAATGAACGACTTTTCCATATTACAAATATGGGTGATAAGGATATCACATGTTTTATGTACAAATCACAAATTACTGGTTTTGATGTAACTGCAGAAGAATGGTATGGTGACAGGACAAAAGTACCAGCATACATTGATTATAGAGAATGGATTTCAGATTATATGGTTTCCTTAATTGTAGTTGCTGGTGATTGGTCAGATTACAAGACGTTAAGCAATGACACAACATTCGGTAAATATTTTAATACATCTGGTTTGATAAAAGGTCAAGTTAATAATTTTTTAAATGAAAGAACCGTTACTGTTCTCGCTAAATACGATTGTTCTTTAATTCCTTACTTCAAAGATTTGGATAATAGAGATATGTATATTAAAAGTGTCGTTAATAACAATACTGACAAAACAGGTTTGTTTTGTACTTATAATGAAGATTCATTATTAGAAGCAGATTTTAAACTTGGTAATCTCGATATTATTGGTGATGTCATTGTAGGACAAAATATTACTAGTATTGATTTTATGTCATATAGTGCAAATTTACAAGAAACTGTAACTTATACACAAAAATATCTAGATTCTAGTAACAATGTTATGACAAATAATTATAATAGCTATAATGTAGATTATCTTAATAATGGTGTAAATGTTAGAACTGGTGCCTTTACAAATGGAAATATATTTGATATATTTTTTAATACAGGTGCAACTTCAACAGGTTCAACAACTTGCTCAGTTCAATTCACTACTGGTTCGTATCCATATTATGTTATAAATGGTTCTTTAATTTCTGGATTTACAACATATAATATTACTTTGAGTTCTATTACTTATGCAACCAATGGCTCAAGATATGATGTTTTATATCTTACTAATGATAATACCATTAATATCTTATATGGTGCAAATTCATCATCATCTGTAGGTGCTATAATGCCAGATTATACTTACAGTTTGGATAGTACAATTATTCTAGGTTATGTTAAACATGTTTTATCAGGTGGTACATATACATTAAATTATACAGGTGTTTCAGTTGATAAGAATGGATATATACCTATTGGAGGAACTACAGGTTATGGTACTACCATATCAAATGGTGTTGATTCTACTGGTACTTATATGAATATTGAATTTAATGGAACATCAGGTAAAACTGGTAATTATAGTGATTATTTCTATCTTAGAACACTATATTCTTTCAATCAATTATATGATTATTCTAGTACCGAAACTGGAACTGTACTTATTCAAAATGGCGCTGTTGAAACAGTCACTTTGACAGCTGTTGGTTCTGGATATACAGCAGGTGAAGTTTTAACCTTAGTTGGTGGAAATAATGCTTGTACAATAACAATTGGAATTTCAGGTGACACAACAGTATCCGCCGTTACTTTAACAACGTTTGGTGTTGGTTATTCATCTGGAGTATATCAAACTGTTGGTAGTAATGGAACTGGATGTACTGTTACTATAACAATAGATACAGATTTGAGTAATATGAGTAAAGTGCCAATTACTTCTATATATAGCGTTCATGCTTCATCTGTAATTAATGCTGCTATCAAATTTTATGTTACAAATCCATCATATTGTTATAGCAATAATACTTTTTTGTTATACTATACTGATAATGAATTTTTGTTACATGATACAGCAATAAATACGGATTCTTTGAGAACAAGATATAATGTTTTAGGAACAAGTACAAAAATAGGTATTGTTGGAAAATATTCAACATTTTATCAAAATTATTACAATGGTATTATAAATAATTTAGATTACTTCTATATAAACAATAATAGTGGTTCTACTAAAATTTATTTAAAAATGTTTATAGATCAAAATAATATACTTAATGTAGATTTTATAATTGATCTTACAACAAATACATTATATGAGATTGTATATAGTGATTGGATTGATGCAACAAAATATAATAAATCATTAGTAATTCATTCTTATAAATCTAGCTGGGAACAATCAGTAGATATAATAAATTGGATAGAATCCAATAATGATTTAACTAAATGCCAACAAATTGAGGTCGACAAAGATCGTTATTCGGAAATAACTAAAGGTGGTTTCTTAGCAGCTTATTATGATGAATCTAATTGGCAAGCACCAGATGGTCCAGGATATTTGGAAGGTTCAGTACCTAGAAAATTAACTAGAATTATTAAAGTTCAAAATAATTCATCTAACGTTAATACTAAATTTCTTTATACAGATGCTCCAATTAAAATTGTAAATAATGATGTAGATCCAATTTATACTGGAACGACTTGGTCCACTATGACTTATCCAACCATGGAACAATATGTAGATGAATATAAAGCATTGAAAATTTCACCATTTGTGGTAAATATTGCTTCTATACCTGATGGTACGGATGAAAGACAGAATTCTATTCTTAATATTATTAATAAAGATACAAATCTTGCTAAAGCATTAGCTGATAAGAATAAAATTACTTGGAGATACCTTGTAGATCCTTGGGGATTAGGACTTAAACCAATTGATGGTTATGGTTCAAAACAACAACTTGCTGATCTTTGTGGTATGAAACTTAATTCATTAGGATTCTTAAATATGCCAAGTGCTAAAATATTTAGAGATTCAACAAATCCATCATTCGTTAATGATGATAGTTCACTTAATCTTGAATATGTTAAAACAGGCGCGGATGAAACTAAAAATCCTGATTATTATTATCAATTTGCACAACAACATGGTGATATTGATGGTAGATCAACTGTAGGTTATTTCTTCCCTTATGTCAGAATATATGATAATGGTATTCCTAAATGGGTACCACCTTCAGCATACGCTGCAACAACTTATATGATGAAATTTACATCTAATGTTGCCGGTATGGTTCCTTGGACAATTTGTGCAGGTATAACAAATGGTAGAATTCAAGGTATTACAAAAACTGAAATGGATTTTACTAATACTGATCTTGAATACCTTTATCAAATGAACGCAAATCCAATTGTTTATAAACTTAATAATGGATATTGTATCAATTCAGAATCAACTGCACAAGTATTTCCATACAGTTCATTAAGCTTTATGCATTCAAGAGAAGTTTTAATTGAACTTGAAAATAGATTATATGATATGCTTCTTAGATATCAATGGAGTTTTAACACACCCGAAATTAGAGCAGAAATTAAATATCGTGCAGATAAAATTTGTAAAGATATCTTAGATAGTAATGGCTTCTACGATTTTTGGAATGTTTGTGATGAAACTAATAACACGGATTACGTTATAGACCTTCAGATGGGTGTTCTTGATACTTACGTTGAGATAATAAAAGGAATGGGTATTATTGTTAATAATATTACGATTCTTAAAAAAGGTGACATTCAATCAATGGGATTCAAATAAAAATCAGTTTTAGTTGATTAAAAAAGGAGAATTTTTATTCTCCTTTTTTATTTTTAAACAGAAACAATATATTCTTATATATAAGAGTAAAAGATACTTATGTTGAATAATAGATATATAGAAATTATAAAAAAAGAAAATGGTGCTTCTGGTAGAATGTATTTAGAAAAATATGTGAGTAAAAATTATCCAGAAATTTTTAATGCTATTATTGCTTTTTGTGAAGGCAAGTTATGTAATTTACCTTTCAAAGAAAAAGTTTATCATTATGTCAATGATATTCAAGATATTGTTTATTGTAGTAATTTAAATTGTCATTCGTTGGTGAAATTTAAAAATTCGACTATTGGATATTATAAATATTGTTCTAATAGATGCATTGGTAGTGATCCTGAAATTAAGAAAATTAAAGAAGAGAAATCATATAAAAAATATGGTACGAAAGCACCTGCGATGAATATTGACATTAAAGAAAAAACTAAAAAAACCAATAATGAAATATATGGTTTTAATAGTCCGATGCAAAATAATGAAATAAAAGAAAAATCCATAAAAACATTAATGAAAAATTATGGAGTTAATAATCCATTAAAATCTGAAGAAATTTTTGATAAAGTAAAAAAGACATTAATAGAAAGGTATGATGTAGATAATCCTAAAAAGAATAAAGATATAGATAATAAAATAAAAAATACAATGTTATTAAGATATGGAGTAGAGTTTGCACTACAAAATGTAGAGATAAAGAAAAAAGCAGCAAAAAAACAATTGCTAACATTGGCAAATAGTATTAAATTATATTATAAAGAGTATGATATATTAAACATAGATAGTGATAATAAAAAATATACTATGAAATGTAATAATGATCATATTTTTGAAATAGATTATTCATTATTAAATTCTAGACGTAGAACTGAAACTTTAATATGTACCGAGTGTAATCCTATAAATAAAAGTATATCAGGATTAGAGATAGAGTTAATAGAATTTATAAGAAAAAACTATGACAATGTAATAGTAAACAATAGAACTATAATAAATAAGGAACTTGATATTTATTTGCCAGAATTAAAATTAGCATTTGAATTTAATGGATTATGGTGGCACAATGAAATTAATAAACCTGATAATTATCATTTAGAAAAAACAGAATTATGTGAACAAAAAGGTATACAACTTATTCACGTATGGGAAGATGATTGGTTACTAAAAAAGGATATAGTTAAATCAATGGTTTTAAATAAATTAAATAAAACTCTAAATAAAATATATGCAAGAAAATGTGAAATAAAGGAAATAACTGATAATACAATTAATAGTTTTTTGATTAAAAATCATATTCAAGGATTTGTTGGTTCTCAAGTAAAAATAGGATTATTTTATGAAAATGAATTAATATCATTGATGACTTTTGGTAAAAAAAGAATAGTAATGAACGAAAAAGGTTCAATTGATGAATGGGAATTGAGTAGATTTTGTAATAAATTGAATACAAATGTAGTAGGTGGTGCGTCAAAATTATTTAAATATTTTATTAAAAATTATAAACCAAAAGAAATAATAACATATGCGAATAGAAGTTATTCCAATGGATTTTTATATAAACAATTAGGTTTTGATTTTTCACATAAATCAAAACCTAATTACTATTACATAGTAGATAAAACTAGAAAGCATAGATTTACTTATAAAAAAAATGCTTTAATTAAGGCTGGTTTTGATTCAAATAAAACAGAACATGAAATAATGTTGGAAAGAAAAATATATAGAATTTATGATTCTGGACAATTAAAATTCATTTGGAAATTTGAGCAAAGCGAATAGATTCGAACTATTTTCTTCTACTTGGAAAAAGTAAACGCATTCCAAAATGCTACGCTTGCAATTATAATTATAATATGATTTAAATATAATAAAGTTTAAACAATTATATATAAATATTTTTTATTGTTTTTTATAAAAACCTCATTTAATAAGATATAATTGACAAATCTATATATTATTAGAGGGGGCAAAGAAAATTTTAATATATACAATAAAATAATCCATAAAATATGCCATTAGCACACTTTACAGTTATAGATTCTCATAAAGAAAAATGGGAACCGATACACAAAAACTTATATGAATGTACTTTGATATTGCCAACAGTACTTCAATCTATTCATCCGAATGCTACTCATTTACTTTTGGAGAATACTACAACAGCTAAGTTTCCAACGTATCCAGACTTACAATCACAAACTCAAAGATTCAAATATTCAACTAGAGTATTTGTTATGATGCCAGAAAAAACACATGTTGATGATCTAACTATTACATTTAATCTTAATCAAAATGATGATTATCAAATTTTTTGTTTTAAAATGCTTAAAGATTGGTATGATCTTGGTTGGAACAATGAAACAGGTACACTTCATTATAAGAAAAATCTTGTTGGAGATGTTATTATTCACCAACACGATAAAGAAGGCAAAGTTATCCGTAGGGTAACTTATCATAACGCAATGATGAAATCGTTTACAGGAGTTGAAGACCTTTCATGGGAATCAGGTACTGAGATTATGAATTTGAGTGCAAACTTCTTAGCAGATTATTGGGAAGATTTCTATTATTAAAATTAAAAAAGGCAACTTGCCTTTTTTTTGTTAAAAAATGATTATTGGGAAGATATGGAAAAAATATGTAGAATTTGCGGTGAGATGAAAGAAATTATTGAATTTCATAAGAAAAAAGGTACGCCGGATGGTTATAGAAGGGAATGCAAAGAATGTGTAAAAAATATTCAGAAAAAATATAAAGAAGTACCTGATTTTAAGGAAAAAAGAAAGTTGTATGATAAAAATAGATATAAAAAAAAACGAGACCGAATATTAGAAAGAAAAAAAGAATATCATGTTGAAAATAGAGAAAAAATTTTATTGCAAAAGAAAGAATATCATTCTACGGAAAAATGTAAGACACGTTATAAACAATGGAGAAAAGAAAATAAAGAGCATTTGAATGAACTTCAGTCTAAATATCGTAAAGAAAATCCACATACTATAGCATGGCGTTCCATTTTACACTCTGCTCTTAACCGTCTTGGAACTAAGAAACAAGGACATACAATTGATTTGTTGGGTTATTCTGCAATACAATTGAAAGAGCATATTGAAAAACAGTTTACAGAAGGTATGACTTGGGATAATCACGGTGATTGGCATATAGATCATATCAAAGCAGTTACTAAATTTGATAATAGTGAAGATGTTAGAATAGTTTGTGCATTACAAAATTTAAGACCTTTATGGGCAACAACAAGGGAGATTGATGGAATCGTTTATGAGGGAAATTTAAATCGATCTAAATTTTAATTTTTAAATTTTTATATATAGTTTTATGATTTTGACATATGATGATCATCAAGGATTAAAAAAAGTTGAAACTCTTCTTGACACAAATGAGAATGGAGAAAGAAAGATTCTTAATGCGGTAAAAGATTATAGATATAAGGAAATACCATTAAAACTTTTAAATAAATTAAGAAAGCATTTTCTTAAAAATGATGAAATAACATACAAACCTTATAATTATCATAAAGATTGGTATACAGGAGAACCATTTAGATCTTTTATGGATTTCTTTACAAGAAAATTGACAGTTGAAAAATATAAAGAAATACAAAAATCTTCTAAGAAATGCTCAATGATTATTCCAAATGAATCTTGGATTGAGGCGTTAGGAAATTTTAAAGACACTAAAAAAATAATTAGATTAAAAAAAGAATCTCCTGATGTTCTTAAAGAATTGAAAAACTTTGATATAAATATTCCTACCTATAATTATATTGATATGAAATTACTTGTAACATATTATCATAGAATTCATATGCCTGTCACAGGAACAATTAAAAGAATGATACCTATTGAGGGCAAAGATGACTTTTTTGGTAATAATTCATTGTGGATACTTGAAATAGAAACTGAAAAAACACCAGTATATTTGTTATTAGTTGGGGAATCGACGATTCAGGATTTTGATTTCCTTGCAGAAAAAGGTGATTCATTAAATATTTTTGATATAATTGGATATTTTAACTGGGGGTCTCAAACTTTAATATTTTATAATCCAAAAGATTATGAAGATATTCAAATAAAGGAAAAATCTAAAGTTTTTGTAGGTAATTGTATATTTAGGTAAGATATTTTTTCATTTTAATTATCATATTCATTAATGATTCTGCGAGTATTCTTCTAATTTCTTCTAATTTATCCGTATCAAGAATACCATTTTTTATGTATAAATTTTCATTTGTCTCTTGAAATATCAACGGTGCTTTATTTCCTTTTGATTTAAAATTATTTAAACTGTGTGTAGCTTCAATGTATCCATAAGTAGTATTATATTCTGTGTTTTTTTCAATTTCATCTTTCGAGGTTTTTTCAATTTTGTAATGTAAAAATCTTTTATCTAATTCTTCAAGATAACAAATCTACATATTCATCTGGACATGTATATAATCCACCTTTTGGATCTAATTTGCTATTTTGCCAATTACTTATGATTATAGCCCAAGGTTACACCGTTTATATAGATTGTTCAAGGAATTTTCTTTTCGATTTATGTTCATTTCTTTTGCTCGTCCAAAAGAAACGAACCAAAGAAAATACGGCCTGGTTTTTTTGGCGACCCACCTGCGGCTCAATTCCTAAGCCAGTCAAGCCGTTCAGCCTGAAATGTAATGATGCTTATCTAACATCTTTTTTTACTTTTTCACCTTTTAGATCTTTTAAACCAGTTGCGGTTGAATGTCCATCTAAGATAAAAATTTTTTTACTTTTTTTAATTTTATCGTGAAATGGTAAAAAATATTTATTAATTATTAATTGTTTTATCTTCTTAGATGGTTCTTGACCAGATTTATAAATTGGTATTTTTTCATAAAAATCTGGCACACAATCTTCTAATTCATTAGGATTTCTATTAACATTTAGATATATATTACTTATAGGATTTGAAATTTGTTGATTATTCATTATGTTTTTAAAGTCGTATAAATAATCGGTATACCAATCTACACAATCGTTTGCTAGTCGTTTTTGATATTTTGATAGTGAATCTAATGGTATTTCTGATGGACATTGTATACCGCCGTGTGGTATTATAATTAGTACATTTTGAAATAAATCAAATTCTTTAAAATTTTTAATCATATTTTTCATTTACTTTTGTTGTTACAAATTGGTCTTTCTTCTTTTTTCCAAAGTTTTTTTCCACCAGTTTCAATTCTTAATTTTGGTGTTGATGCTATTAATTCTTCTTGTGTGATATTTATATTAATTGATGTTGATTGATTAATCATTTCGTTTTCCCATTTCGTATAGAATGATATGTAAGTTATACCTGTTTCTAGCCAAATTATTTCCAGTAAAGGATTTTTATTATTATCAAGATAGAAATTATTAATTTTTCCTTTTGGACAAGTAACATAAAATTTATTTGGCAATTGAGTTATTTTATCATAAAAATTTGGTATTAAAATGTAATTTTCTGGTATTTGTAAATTTTTATTATTTTGTGTTTTTATAGTAGGTGTATCATTACCAATAATTTTCCATGATAATGGAAAATTTGAGTTTATAGTTTCTTTTAAATTTAGTTCTATTGTTAATAATGTTGGTGTAATTGTTTTTTCTGATTTATCTGAAAAGAAAAATGAATTTGTTATTGGTCTAGATTCATTGACCCATAATTTTTTATCACCAGTTTCTATTCTTGTTGGTTGTATTATTTCTTCGTTTGTTTCTGATACGTACACATTTATTGTTGTTGGAAATGAAGTTTTTTCTTTTGCCCATGATGAATAAAATGATAAATAGGTGGATCCGGTTTGGTACCAAAATATGTCTACTTTGGGATTTCCTTTTGGTGGTATATCACCATAAAAATTTATAATCTCACCGTTTTTTATTGAGAAGAAATAATTTTCTGGATTAGTTGAGCATGTTGGTGGAAAACCATTATTATCATATTTTGGAATTAGTTCATATGTTTCTATTGTTTTCATTGTTTTTCCTGAAAGCATTAATATTTTGGGATTTTTATTTCCTTCTATGTTCCATTTTGGACCTCGTTTATAATATATTATTGTACCTTCTTGCCATTTTCCCAATTGAAGCGAAATTGTACTAAAACTTAATCCTGAACAATACGAAGTAGTTATAGGCATCAACTCGCATGTGATATTATTTGTGCCTTGTCCTTCTGTGATATAGAATGGTGGTTCTATACTCCAAATATATGGTTTATCTTTGGATTGTGTTGAACCTGATACCCAACCCTCATAGTGATAATGATATAATAATTGAGGTTTATAATATTCAGGTGGTAAATTTTGGTAGGAATGTGAAAGTCCATTATTATCGAAATCACCTACAATCATTTAATTTTTTTGTTATTATATATAAAATTTGAAACATTTAAATTTAAAATGATTTCATTATAAAAAATATAAAAATTAGGGGGACATAAACCTTTTAATATATAAAATAAAAATATAGGAAAAATGAGTGAAGATTTCAAAAATAAAAAAGAACAAGAAGCATTAAATTTTTTAGAAAAAAATTTTGTTGGTGGTTCTAAAGAGAATGAATTTGAATCAATACAAAAAGTTGATTTATCTTATTTAGATCATACACCTTCAAATGAATATATTGCAGTACCATTAGAACTTTTGCCATGTGGATTATTTTATAAGGCTGGCACCAGAATTAGCATTAGAGGTGCAAAGGTACAAGAAGTTCAGGCATATTCTGTTGTAGATGATAATAATTATTTGGATATAACTGAGAAAATGAATCAAATTTTAAGTTCTTGTGTGAAATATACTTATGCGAATGGTATGTTAGGTTCATATAAAGATTTGCGGGATGGTGATCGTTTATTTTTAATTTTTATGATTCGTGAATTAACATTTCCTGGTGGTAAAAACTTATCAAAGGATGTTACTTGTGATAATTGTAACACTGATTTTAAAATGGAATTACGAGCAACTAGTTCAGATAAAGTTACAAAGAGTTTTGTTAATTATGAAATGAGTGATAAAATTGTTAAATTTTTTGATCCACTGGAAAGAGTATTTGTGTTTACTATAGATGATGTTGATTATAAATTAGCACCTCCAACCATCGGTATTCAAGAAATTTTCTTTGGTGATATTAAATCTAAAGTTCAAATTGAAAAAAATCCAAATGTTGCCTTTTTAAAATTGGCATCATTTTTATTACACGATAGAACTAAGATTACATTGGATGGAATTAAGGCAAAAGAACAAGAATTTAAACGAATGGATATGAAGACATTTCAAATTTTAAATCAAGCTGTAAATCAAATAATATTTGGTATTAAAGAAATGAAAAATAATTGTCCATCGTGTGGCCTGGAGGTCCACACTGATATGGTCTTTCCCGCAGGAGCCTCAACTATTTTCGTTATTCCAGATGCCTTTGACGAATATTTTGGATAATAAATTTGGTTTTATGGATTTGGATCATATTCCACCGTATTATATAGATATGTTAACTTGGTGGGAATATGAAGAGTATGTTAAGAGATTAAATGATAGAATAGAACGAGAAAATAAACAACAAAAAGAATCTCAAACTCAACAAAATCAACAAGGTGTACCAGATTATTCAAAAAAATTGCCGAATGTAGATTCGATGATGAAAAATTTAGGAAAATATAAACCTTAAAAGTCCAAATTTAAATTGGACTTTTTTGATTTTAAATATATATATATATATTTAAAATAACTAATAATTATGAGAAAAATTAAAACTTTTGAACAACTTAAATATGAAAATAATGAAATAGATTCAATTAGAAAAAAAAATTAAAAAAATTATTAAATCTATTGAAAATGTCGAAAAAACTATAATTGAACAAGGAGATGGATACTTTATTAGTGGAAAAAACGATAATCAAGGAATATGTATCCCCCATAGATGATCCAAATGGAGGTTGGTATATAGATGACGGTAGATATTGGGGGTTGAATAATCCAGATTTGACACCAGAAGAAATTGAACAATTCAAAAATTTATTTAACCTATACGGGAAAATATAAACCTTAACAAAAAAGTCCAAATTTAAATTGGACTTTTTTGATTTTAAAAATATATATATAGTAATAAACAACTACAACTATGAAAAAGATTAAATCATATGATTCTTTTATTAAAGAATCTGTAAACGAAGCATTTACTATTACGTTAGAACAATTGCCTCAAATTGGTGATATTGTGGATAAAGTTGATTGGAAAGCTGGTGACACTATGGCTTTCATAGATTTTAAGGGTATTAAAAATATTCCTGTCAAGATTACAAATAATGTTGAAAAGGTAGAAACAGAAAAAGTATAATTAATATATATTTATGATGAATTATAATGAATTTTTATTTGAATCTTTAAATCATAAACTTTCTGGTGTGGTTCTTATTTATAATAATAAGATATTATTGGTTAGACCTAAGAAATTTAGACGAAAGATGAAAAAATGGTCTATTCCAAAGGGTCATATTGAAGGTAGAATGGGAAAAATAAAAACCGCTTTACATGAATTAGAAGAGGAATCAAGAATAAAATTAACAAAATCTCATTTAAAAGAGGGTGAAAAATTTGTTTTAAATTATAAAAAAGCGGGTGCTGATAAGAAATTGACATATTATGTTGTTAAAATAAGTAAGGATGATTTAAATGTAAAGTTATTTAATGATATGATATTAGGTAATTTTTTAAGAAATGAAATAAATGAAGCTGGATTTTTTTCAAAGGCGGATGCTAAGAAAATTATGGAGATACATCAATTAGAATTATTAAAATTTCTAGATTAATATGAAAGAAATTGCATTTTTTGATTTGGATAATAGTCTTTGGTATATCAAGAGTGATATATGGGTTATAGATAAGAATAAACCATCTTCTGATCCAATTCTTAAGATTTCTCAAACTGAATTTGCTTTAATTAAAAGTGGAATTTATGTTAAGGATGATATTCGAATTGACTATAATAATGAAAGATTTTTTATTTCAAAGGACATGCTTGAAAGGATATTGAGAAGAAATAAAAATATTCGATTGAGTGATATTGGTATTTCATATGCTGAATATTTTGATGATGATATTTTAAATAAAAAAGAAGTTCAATTTTTACTTAATAATGTTAAACATTTAATTGGAAAGAATATTGAAATAGGTGTTTTAACTGCTAGAAGTGATAGAAAAAAACATGCCAATTTATTAAATAAATTAAGAATAAAATTGAGAGAATATGGTTTAGAAATTGATAAAATATATTTTGTTTCAGAATCTGTTAGGATGACTGGCTTGCCCGATAAAGTTACTTATGATAAAAATAAAATTTTATTAGAACATTTAGTTGGTTTAAATATAGAAGGAAATCATTTTGCTCCAGTTAAAAAAGATGCTTATGATAAAATATATTTTTATGATGATGTTAAAACTAATATTATGAATATTAACTCTTTACAAGAATATTTTGATTTTTTAGTAAGAAATAGTGAAGATGAAGTTTTGGAATTTATAAATAATAGGTTAGTTAATAAATTAACATTAGTTACGAACTTAGTGACTAATAATGAAATGAATCCGTTTGAAACAAAGATCATTGAATTAAAACCACCAATTAAATTTCCAATAAAAGTTGAGGATAAAAAACTCACGGTGAAATTTGAAAATTTTCGTAAATTAAATTAAAGTCACACTTAAATCTTTTGATATTGATGTTTTTGTCATTGTGTCAGTAGCTTTTATTGTGTATAATCCAGGTAACGAGAATCCTTCTAATTTTACTTCTTTTTGTTGTGAGTTGAATCCATTTGGTCCAGTCCATTGATAAGTATAATTCCAAGAACCTTCTGTGACAGTGGCTTTTAATGTTACATCTACTCTATTTCCTGATGGTGAATTTGGTTCTATAACTTTTGTGAATTCTGCAGTTATTGTCATTGGGTTTAAAGTAGGTGTGAATTTTGTGGTATCATTTATAACATCTGGTGTAAATGGTATTTCAGGTGGTGCGGAACCAGCAGGTATAAATGATGTCAATTTATCTATAGTTGAAAAAATTCCAGAAAGTCCATCAATTGCAGGTTTTATTATGAGTGCACCCTGAGGTGCAACTAATTCTACATATTCCAATGGCTGTAAAATTGGAATAAAATCTGTAGGTTTAGATTGTAAATTTTTTATACTTGATATCATTGTTTTTGTTGAAGATAATCCAACAGGTAAACCTGAACCAAATGGTAATAAAACTGCTGAAGCTGCTAAAGCAATTATAGATTGTATCATTTGAAACATACACGATATTATCTCTTTACCTAAGTCTGCGATTTTTATTGCTAGTTGTGCAATTGCGTCTGTAACTTTTTTGATTGTATCTTTTATCCATTGTTTGTGTGGTGAACCATCAGGTATGCCCTGAGTTTTATCTACACATTCTGGATATATGATTTCATTATCAAC